AGAGCCACCCCCGTGAGTACCGTTTGCAGTGGTACTAAACCGAAGTGGATGCCCTGAATTAGAAGAATCACTTTGGTCAAACCTATAGGTACTACCCTCGGAAAGACTTAAAAGTACATCTGAGGTTGCAGTAGATCCGTCAATTGCAAATTTGTTGGTAGAACCTACGTTATAATAAGGGTGGTTAGCTGGATTACCTCCAACAACCGTGACTGTATATGTAGCAGCTATAGCTATTCCAGTACCGGAAGCTGTAACTGTTCCCACAGACCCTGTTCCAGAAACTCCTGTAACTGATGAGGTGGTAGGAGTTATAACATCCCCGCCAAAAGTTACTGTTCCTATTGAACCTCTAGCAGAGGAAACTAGAGGCTCAAATTTAAGGGTAGATAAGTTAAAAACTGGGAAAGTAACGGTTACATCAGAGTTTTCTGATCTGTCAGGTCTAGGATCTCTTACGGCCTCCGAATCTACGGTGTGACGAACAGGTCGTATTTGCGGATGTTTTTCTTCCCATTCATCTTTGCCTACAAGTAAACCATTCCATTCTTTACGCATGTCACGCAAACGATACCTGAATCCAGACCTATCTGATATTCCATACGCATCTTTGCCAACAGCGAATTTCCCCATCACCTAATCCTGTAGAATTGAAGGTTAGGGCTTACACTAAATGATGCTCTATCACGATCCTCTGCTTGAGCTTTGTCAAATTCTTCGTCATATATTGTTTTTAACAACTGTATTCTATCTGGAGCCTTTTTGATTGCAAGGTAGTAAGCCAGACCAGCCGCCAAACACGGATAAAAACGAAAGGGAACTTCAACTGTATTTGTGAATGTATCAGCGTCATCAATTCTGGTTAAACAATCGTAAACCAGTACATCTGTACTGTTTTCAGGAGAAGGCCATATTTTGATAACAGGAGTTATCTGTCGATCAACAAAGAACTGAGATGGTCTTGACTGAGTTGTTTTAGAGCTAATTGACAAATAAGAATCTCTGCTTATTCGGCTCATTGAGAGGTCAGATCCGCTACGCTTTACAACCATAGACAGGACATCAATAACATCAGCTCCTAAAGTATAGCTAGAAGTCCCCGGAGTTAAAGCTTGAGTTCGCTGTGCAATCGTCCATTGATTAAGACCTCTATTTGCCCAGTCAGCAAACATAAGATTAAGAGATCTTTTAGCGGTTTTAAGGTCGTAACCAGTACGAACCTCTAAACCACAACGCTCAAAAGCTTCTTCAATGTAATCACTTACATCTAACTCAAAATTGGTGGACGCAGAAACAGCCATATCACTCCTCGTTATAAATGTTATCAAACACCCTATTTACATCTAAAGTATAGTCTAAATCAGATTTTGAATAATGTATATGCTGTGATGGTTTAAAATCTGGAGCGCCCTGTCCCATTTCAAACCATGCGGGATGCGTAACTCTTACCCTGTTATTTGGCAAGGCCACTATATTTCCTGTCCATTCTCCTGCTTCCAGAAGTTGTAAAATATGAGCCTGTTTATGCTGCGCTGGGTCATCCGCTACATCTGTATCAGTATAATCTACAGTGAACATGTATTTAGCAGGATAAAAATCACCTTCTATTTTTGCCATCCAAGGACAGGGAGTGGCTCTGTCAAGAGTGTACACGGCATGTGTGTGTGAAGGGCAGTCCCACGGCTGTGCCGCATGTACAGGCATTGCTTCAGGCCACGCATCAAAAGACTCGTCAGCCACTAATGCTGTTATTGGCATTCTAGCCCACATAGCGCCGCCATGAACATTCTCATCGCCGTCTTCATCTGCCTCACAGCCTGTAAAAATAATTTGAAAACTTAAACATCTGTTTGGCATTGTCGTGACGGCAATAGCCATAGCATGAAGAAATTCGCCATGATAACGCTCATGATTAACCGTATATTCACGGCGAACCCAACATTTAAAATGAGGTATATTGCTTTGCAAAAAAGGCATGTTAAGCTTTTACCACCTTCATTCCCATTTTCTTTGCAGCGGCTCTAAGTTGAGCTACAGACATTTTTGAAGCTCCACCTTTAGTGAAACCTTTTGTTTTCATTGCAGCTCCGCCTTTGGCAAATCCTTTTTTCTTCATTGCAACGCCGCCTTTAGCGTAACCTTTTTTTGCCATGCCACCACCACGCATCTTGCGTACACCGCCTTTAGCGGCACCTTTTTTCTTCATCATGACTTATTTCTCCTTTTTAAAGATTTAACTCTTCTTGGCTTACCTGCTGGCTGACCAAGCCTCTTCTTTTGCGAAACTCTACTACGTTTTTCAGCACTTGTCATTTCTTTGGTTGTTTTGGGAGTCTTAGAGGAGACACGTTTGGAGGGGCGGCAATATGGAGTTTTCCGTTTATCACCTTTGCTACGCCCACACGCTTTCCCCGTGGAAACGTCTTTCCAGTTCTCTTTGAACCATCTTTTGAGAGCCAACCCACTTTTAGTTTTCCTCACTGCCATTTCACAATCCTATCACCACTCAATAAGTTTATCACTACTATTAGGGTCATACTCACACATATAAGATCTTGGGCAAAACTCACTTACTATCATGGACGTTTTGGTTTTGTTTGCGCCCAAATAAACACAATGCCATTCTTTATCTATTTTTTTGTACTTTTCAAGACGGCACTCAACAAACTTAGTTTCTGCCCTTGCTATCATAACAATCATTACAACGAAAAATACCAACGCAACAAGCACTGCTCCACCAATCATAAGACCCTGTTTTAGTTTCTCCTCAAATTCTCTGGCTTCTTTCATTCTTTTTCGCTTTGCCGCAGCCGCCGCCTCTTTGGCCTCTCGTATACGTTTAGCCCGTTCTTCAGTTATGGATTTCCATGTTCCATGACCAAAACGAAGATCTATCATCTGAGATATTTCGTACATTTGCTCCTTTGCAAGCTTGGCATCAATGATCTCTCTAGCAACATTGCTTACTCCAAACTGATCCCCCATTCCAACACCAGCTTTTTGACTTCTTTTATGCTGTACCTGTTTTTCACCATCAAATAAGTTATCAATAAATCCTGCAATATCAGACACATCATTAGCAGTCCCAATAACACTCTTAATGCCATCGACTGCACTTTTAAATAGTGCGAATCCTGCGAGAGCAGTCGAAATTGGTTCCATTTACATCTCTATGAATATTTAGTTGCTTTTCTTTTGTTACTCATGACAATTCCACAACCTCTAGCAACATTTGGATTACTAGAAGGCCGCTTTGCCCTTGTAACTGCCCCTCCACCATTCATTTTCTTTGACTTATTGCCCCAGTTCTTTGCTCCAACCTTTCTGCATTTTGCAATAGCACCTGAAGCATATGCGCTTGGAAAAACCTTATAACGAGCTTTTACTTTACTATAACAAGCGTCTTTAGGCATTATGCTCTCGCTCTTCTTTTAGATGCGACACTCAAATCCTTTAACTTAAAAAGTTTTTTAGATGTCTTTGTATGACCCTTGCCTGTGTGAGTATCACCGTTAGCCATCTTGTGACTGCTTCCCGTGTACAAAGTACCATTTCTTTTATAATGTCTAGCTCCTTTTATTTTAGAACCCCTACTTGATGGTGGTTTTGAAATCTGTTGAGGGATTGAACTGCGCGAGATTGCCATCATAAGTCCTTCCTGTAAATTCCTCCCACATAGGCTGAAGCATAGAATGGTTGGCATCTACTTTTACAGCAATAACAGCAAGAGTTTTATCAACATGTATTAAAGTGGTGGCAATCCAACCTAAAGCACTAACGCAAATACCCACGAAGGCTACAAACAAAGTCCCACCTACGATTTGTTTATTTAACATTTCCATCTCCGCCTTGCTTGACGTAATCGTGAATTTGGATTCTTTGCCGCTTTTGGAAACTTCTTCATCTGACCAGCGGATCTAGCACAAAAAGACTTGCGCCGATTTGCAGCTTTACTTCCTTTTTTTACCTTACCAGTTACGGCTGTTTTAAGCTTACTACCGGGATTAGCTTTTCTATAGGCCTTTACACCTTTTTCTGTCATTCCCGCGCCTTTTTTGGTGGCGCGAAAATTACCAGACTTCACCGAGGTTTTAATCGGTGTTTCTTTTTTTCTAGGCATAGAAGAAATTCATCATATCAATCGTGCCAATTGTGTACTTGATAGACAGGCCGCTTTGAAACAAAATACCTTCATCTGGAATAGTGTTATCTAGCGTTGTATTATCTGTACCAATAGTTCTTGCCTTAAACAAAACGGTTCCGTCTTCTGGTGTTCCATCAACAAATTCAATAACGCCTGCTGCTCCACCAGATACTATTGAATATCCTTTAAGTCTAACTGGACCTCCAAAAACAGCTTGCGCTGCAAGGGCTTTAGTTCCAACAACTATATTTCCTGCGAACTGTGTGGAACTTGTAACTGAAGTAATCGTTTTGAAATACTTAGCTCCATCAACTTCTGCTGCTGAACCTGTTGATATAATTACTTCTGTAAGAACATTATCAAAAACATCTGTGCCTACAATAGTGTTTGTTTTGCCATTATCACCAGTTCCTGCTGTTGATACGGACAAAACTCTAGCACCACCTGAAGCAAAAGAAGAATTTGCTAGTGTTGCTGTTGTATTTGGCCTAGCAGCGGTAACAATAAAGTTATCATCCGCCACAACTTCGTCACTAATAAGTTGAACTTTAACGTCTGAACGACCCATATTAATCTCCTTTTAAAAAGTAGGGGGCTTTATACCCCCCACTAAAGTTAAGTATTAGTCAGTGTAACTAATTCCCGGAGTACGAGTTATCTGGATAGCTTTTAAGTGTATCGCAGAATCTTGATTTGTACTTAGAATACTTAAATAAGGAACTACCACATCACCATCATCAAAAGTAAACGCTTTTGTTGTACTTGGTGCAGCTAAAGTACCTGCACTCATAACAGCAGCACCGATATGAGCAAAGGTTACAACACCAGCAGAAGACACAGTAACTTGGAATCTATGATTGCCACTTGCTGCCGTTGCTTGAGTTGAGTCAACATGTGCTGTTGTGCCATCATTAAGTCTAGTTGATATTTGAACATCATCTGGCGATAAAACCCCAAAAGCTACATAGTCTGTATAAACAGCATCACCTGATGCCGCTGCTATAATAGCTTGGTGTCCAGTTTGGAACTCTTCTACTTTCCTAAATCCGATTGCAACACAATCTTGGTCAGTAAAGTCAACACTATTAAAGGTTGCATCAAAAACCATTGCATGAGTACCAATAGTGCAAGAAGCACCACCACCATGCTGTGATCCACCAAAGATAAGTTCTAAACCTGTGTTGTCAGCAGTTGCTGCATCACCTTGAAGGTTTAAA